TGCTCTTAATCATGATAGTGGCAAACTTGGATTCAATGGTGTTGGCCATCGCTTTCCCAAGGGCAGTGAGTTCTCTGCGAGGACGGGTTTCCGTCAGAAACGTTTCAGATACCCCTGCTTGTTTCTTGAAAGACTCGTAGCTCACTGGCTCAGAATGTGAGATTACCTGTACTTGCTTAGGCGCATCCCCTTTGAAGTTGTAGGTACCGGGCACTCGAAGCACCCGTGATATTTCAAAAACCGAAGTGTCTATGTGAAACTTGTGCTCTTGGCACAACACTCGTAGGCGCTTGGCGACAGGTGACCATTCAGTAAACGTGATCTCGTGGTCCAGTGCCCAGTATGCGTGAATCCCGCGTCCTGAGTTAACTACGGTGGGTCTGGGAAACCCAGTCGCCTTGCAGAAAGCACGCAGTGCCATCAGTCCTGCGGTTTGGTCAACATACCCGCTTGGGCGTCCTGTCTTCTCGTTCACTTCTTCTTTGCCATCACCGCAGTCAATGTCCAGCCAAAACGCTTTCAACGCTCGCACGTTGGCGTGAGTTCTGTTCTCACCGGTGTGAAACTTAGCCAGACTAAAGAAGACGTTGCGGTCGTCTTTTACAAAAGAAGCAATGATTTTGTCAGCGGCTTCCCTGCTGTTAACCATTTTTTGTTTTACGTCGTCCGTGCCCTTGATGCCGAGAATCGCAAACCATCCGGCGTCGGGTTGAACTGCACTCAATAAGTCGAAGTCGGTCATGTCTTTTTTGGGGGGCACGAAGCCCCCCAAGTTCCCTCGGTTAAGTTGCCAATATGCAAATTACTTATTTTTGGAAATGAAGTTTTCTATCTTTTCGGCGGTGCTTTCAATAGGGTAGTTCTCCCCACTGAACCAGTTATACACTGCCTGCCTGCTAACACCAAAGATGATAGCAACCTCTGTTACGGAGATGTCATTCCGAATGCAGAACCTACCAAACTTAACACCCAGTAAGGTCTGATCTGCAGCGGAATTAATCTTTAGCAATCGGGTAGTATATCCAATGCTCATTCGTCATCTTCCTCTTTGGTCCAATCAGCAACCACGTTAGCGAGGTCATCCACTGAGCGGGGAGCTTCTTCTGGCTTCTTGCTGCTGGCACGCTTGGTTGGTGTGGCGATTTCAGGCTCATCGTCAGGCTCTTCACTTCGAGCAACTTTGGGTTTCGGAGCAGGCGCTGGAGCTGGCGCTGGGGTTGGTGCTGGTTTGCTTGCTTCGGTTTTAGTAGCAGGCGGACGAGTAACATTGTCAGCTTGAGCTACCGTGATCTTCGTGTAGCGTTCGGTTTCCGGGTTAGCCTGCGCTTTAATTACTTGCGCATACTCTTCGTCATTGATACCACGAACCGGTGAGAACTGAAGCTCCATGGAGTCAGCGTCGAGGTCGTACTGAATGTTAGTTACCACGGTGTCAGGGGAGTATCCGTTCGCGATGAGATACTTAACATAGCTCTCAAAAGGATGCACGTTACCGGTGCCCTTGCCAAACAGCGACTTAGACGGAATGTTAAACTGATACACGTCACCAGTATTGTCATGCTCCATCAACACCGAGATGCGACGCTGATAGCGACAAGCTTTGCCACCAGTATCACCAGAACCCTTAATGTTCATAGGGCAGTCGGCGCAGTTGCTATGCTGTTTGTCAGTAGCATCTTCTTCAGGAGTATCGCCCAAGTTTGACCAGCAGTTCGGCATTGTAGCTTCTTTGTTAGGATCAAACTTGTCACGGTAATAGACGCGGGATACCTTGGACAAGGCACCTACAATAATGACGTTCATCTCACCACGAACGGCGCTGCCGATCTGTTCACCGTTAACGATCTTCTTGAACGTGCCGTTGGTGTTGGTTTGGATACGACGAGTCATTGAGTTGGCAGCAAGTGCCTGACCAAGTTTGGTTAGTCGTCTCTCGCCTTGAATGAGAGTTGGCGCTTGGGTATCTTTGAAAATCAAATCATTGGACATAAATGTTTCCTTATTTTTTGGTGGGTTTTCTTACAGAAATGGTGTATTCGTTTTTCGACTGCAGTCCTTCAGGGCACATATCGGGGTTTTCAGTGAGAAACTCTTTCAAGTTTGTATTATGAATTCGTTTCTCCAGTAAATGAAACGCATCGTTCTTTTTTATAAAGTTGTACATGGACTCCCAATCGCTAGTCCAATAATGGGAACGCAAGCCCCTGCTGACAGTACCGTATGGGGTTTGAAAGCCGTTCATGTTTTGTCCGTTGCATAACTCCAGTATCTTATCTGCAATTGTCTTTTGCAGGGTCTTCAGCGTTTCAATTTCTTGGGTCTTGTCTGCGATGGACTCTCGCATATTGACGTAAGCTTCTACTAATTTTTCTGCTGTGACTTCACTCATAATCTCTCCTCGGTTCGGGGAATAAAGTATAACTACAGTTTTGATTGTGTCAACTACTTAGTAACAATAACGTCTCGGTACAAATCAATTATTTTCCTATGACCCGCGATGTTGTTTTGAAGAAGTCCGTATAGCTTTTCTTCCACCGGGCTACCTTTTATGTTAACGATGGTCATCGGGTTGTGTTGTCCCGGTCGGTCTATTCGAGCATTGGCTTGCAGGTATGTTTCAACACTTGGGATTGGGGAATACCAAATGATTGTATTGGCAGCGGTTAACGTTAACCCATGTGCCGCCGCTTGCGGTTGAATAATCAATACATGCGGGTCCTTCTTCTCTTGAAAATTCGCAATCACTTCGGCGCGTTTGTTTACTGAAACCTTACCGGAAATAATTTCATTCGTTACCTTGTGTTTATCCAAGAAGGTCTTGAGCAAGTCAATCGTATGTGTGAACTGCACGAAGATCAGAACCTTGTGCGACGATTCCTGAATGACTTCAAGCACCACGTTGAGGCGATTACTTACGTCAAACTCTATTACTTCCCCGCTATCTGAGTAGGCACATCCGCCTGATAATTGGAGCAGCTTGTTTATGTTGGTCGCTGCGTTCACTGAGCTAACCGAATCCCCATCGCCTGTTTCAAGTATCATTTGCTTTTTCAAGATCGCGTAGTATTTCAATTGCTGAGGCGTCAAGGGTGCTTCGCGTTCAACATAGGTAACCTTGGGTAGATCAAGGCACTGTGCTTTCTCAAACCGAATGGCAGGCTGCAACATGGCGTGTACAATTTTGTCGGCGGCGCTTTTGGGTTTCCACACAAAGTTGCTGACCTTCATCATCACCATGTCACGGAACTGGCCGAAGTACTTGGGTGAGCCTTTCGGGTTTACCAGCTTGGCCAAACCATACGCGTCCAACGGCGACTGCGCGGCTGGCGTTCCAGTCAACATCCACAACCACTCGCAGTTGTCAGTGATCTCTTTGAACACCTTCCACCTTGCAGTCTTGTTGTTCTTGTAGGCGGTGCATTCGTCGCTAACGATGAGGTCAAAACCACCGTTGAGTATTTCATCTTTGACGATAGCCGCCCCATCGAAGTTGATGATAACGAACTCACAGCCTTGGTTTATTATTTTCTTGCGCTGTTCAGCGGTACCGTATGCAACTGAACAACCTCGGTGCATTGCAAACGTAAACAAGTCTTTCTGCCACGCCGACTTCATGATTGATAACGGGCAAAGAACCAGCACTCTGCGAATGGCTCCCACTTTCAGCAAGTAGTCTGCCGCCCAGATAACGCTGGCGGTCTTACCTGTACCTTGCTCAGAGAAACAAAACGACTTCTTGTTGGCGGTAAGGAAAGACGCCGTTGTCTTCTGGTGCTCAAACGGAGTGAACTTGCCAGTCCAAGCGTAGTCCCTCAGTATCGGAGACGGCACCATCTTGGCGTTGAGTTCTGCCAAGCACTGAATCTCACGCAGTCCCCAGTGGACGGCCACATCAAACATTCCCGCTTTCTCACAAACTACTTTTGATTTTTTGATTTTCTCAGTAATCAAATGCGGGTTGCGAGTTTGTATGATGATGGCTTTGTTGTCATAAATTTTCATTTAATCGAACTGTCCTTATTCCTAGCGAAGGAGCGGTTAGCACTCTTGGATTTTACCTTGAGGTTGGACTTGGCAGTGCTGCCACCCTTGGACAGAGGCTTAATGTGATCCACGTCCTTACCGTCACCCTTGCTCACTCTACCCTCTGCTTCCATTTGACTGCGTGCAGCGTTGCGTTTCGCCCGGTTCTTTTTTTGTTTTTCAGTTGAGTGATATTCTTCGTACTCTCTTTTGAAATCACGTTTCCCGTTCTTCATGTAAGGCATTTCATTTACTCCTGTTGTGAGGGCAACTTACCACCGGGCACCATGCACATAGTGGGGTACTGTTGGCGTTCCACACGCCAGTGTCATGCGCTGCTTTTAAGCGTTCCAACTGAGGATCAAAGGTTGAAAGATACGACTTTCGCAATGAAGCGTCCTGCTTTTTCTTTATTAACTCTTTGCTTACAACAAACGCCAGCGCAGACTTGACTTTAGTAACCTCAGGGTAATGCGTGAACACTGCTCCGGCTACGAGATCGAGTTGTTTTGTATCAGCGTACTTTGAATTTTTACCGGTCTTATAGTCAACAACGTAGGCGCTGTCATCTTGTATGATTATCAAGTCGGCGATTGTCCGCATCCACACTTTCTTGTCAAAGAACCCGCAAGCCCCATAGTCTGAACCATCGTAGGTTATCCCCATCTTTATTTCGCAGTGCTTCTTTCCGGGGATGGCGTTAAGTGCGTCCAAGGTTCCCTGTAGGTAAGAAAATTTACCGGGCAGCGGGGTTCCTGATTTAATGTACAATTCCGCTGCCTTGTGCATTTCGTTTCCGTAGTGCATCGCGTCGCTTTCAGAATCTTTAATGTCCTTGGCCACCCGCAAGTGGTAATACTTCTTCGGGCATTGGTCAAACAATTTTATGCTGCTATACGACCACGTTACAGTACCCATTCCCAATCCCCTTTATGCCCTAGTTTGACCTTGCTTTCTTCCAATAACGCTTTCCACGCTTTGCTGTTCTTTCGTGGCATCGGTTCAGCTTGTGGCCGCGCAACTACTCCTAGATCAAACAACAGGTGCCGACTCTCCTCCTCATACCACGCATAATTTATATCGTCCGGTAGTGTCTCAGGGAGTTCCATCACTGGGCGTCCGCCTTCTGACCTTGGCACGTCGTTACCGTTTTTGAAATACTTTATTGTACCGCTGGTTGTAATAGAGTAATACCATCTTATTGCTTTGCCAAGGTAGGCTCCATCTTTCTCCGCACCACCGGTCACTGTCCGTAATGTAAGGAACTTGCGAATGTCGGAGCACTCTCGAATGGTGGTAGCGCAAGGTACCCCTGTCTGCAGGTAGGTTATTACTGCCAAGCTGCTGATTTCGTTTTGTGGGTTCTTGCCAATATCTCCCACCCGGTAAGTGCCTTTGACTTTGACCGAACGATCCGTCTTCACTGCAATATAGTTGTTAACGTCTCGTGAGTGGAGGGACGCGTACTCATTCCATTCCGTCTGCAGGTTAGTGATGTCCTGCCAAGAGATAACTGCTTCCTCTAACCAACGCTTCTTATTGACATCACACTTGACCACCACGCCGTCGGTGTTGGCCGATACTACTGGAATGTTGAGTTGCTCTAGTTTTTCAATCAACATCAACAGTGACAGCTGTCCTGAGAGTGTCGTGCGAACCATAAATTCAGGGTTGTAAAGAATACTGTACATGCTGGAAGTCTTACCGAAGGTGCCGTTCAGTACAATCTTGAGACAGGCATCGGTAACCTTATCCCCGTTGCGTTTTGCGGTCAAACGTTTGTTCAGGATACCTTTGTATATTTCTCGGAAGTAGCCTTGCAACGCCAACGGTTCCATGCCCATGTTCAACATCAAGCTAGGGTAGTACGACGCCACATCAATATCGAATAACTGCGTGCTGCTATCCGCATAGTGGCTTACCTCTGACTCCTGACTGTGCAATCCACCGATCCCCATTTGATAAGTCCGTCCGTTTATAGTCAATACCAGACCGCTGATGGCTTCTGGCATCTCAACGTGACCTGTCTCTTTGACAATAAACTCAGCAGCAACGATCACATCAAGTGCGCGCTGCAGCTCTGGGGTTGTAAATTTTACATAGTCAGGTGGAACAAACTTAAAGCTTGCTTGACGGTACGGCACCTTCTTGGGAGTAACCCCCGACAACCGGAAGTACTCCGCCTTCAACACTGCCTCAGCAATCTGAGCGTCTGACTTCGATCTCAGGTCAATGTTGTACTCCTCACCCATCACACGACGAAGCTCGATCTGCTTGCTCAGGTTGTCACGCAAGTCTCTGGTCAACAACAAGTCATTGCGACAATAGCGTTTCACAATGTTAGCTTGTTCGCGAGTCAACATCAGGTGCGGATCAAACGGTAGGTCCTGTAGTTTCTTGGAGTGCAACCGCCCACCGTACAACTTTAGACCTACTTGCCCAATAGGTAGCCCCATCAAGTCAAGATGGTTAACGGTTGGCTCAGTGACACTGTACTTCTTATAAAACTCCCAGCTGAACAGTTGATTGTGAATGATGTCGTCGCTTGCTTGCTTCAACTTCGCAGGTCGGTTCCCAAGTTGCACCAGTTGTAGTATTGGCAAGTCGTAGCCGATGCCGTTGAAAGTTACAAACTCAATCCCTTCAGCATACAAGATTTCCTCGATCTGCTTAACAGGCATCGGGTCGTCACCGAAACATTCAAACGAACGAGTGTTCCCTGCTTCGTTCATAAACATCGCCAAAAAATAATTACGATACACTTCGCAATCTAAGAACAGCTGTGTTGTTTTCATACGGTAAGCGTCAACTGACGATTGATTTCGATCAGGTGAAGAGCTTGCGCTCTAGCGTCATGCAGGGCATGGTGAGCAATGACGGGTCTAACGTAAGGTATGTTAGGTGCCAAGGATTTCAAAGTGCGGTAGCAGCGGTTGTTCCAAAAGGACCAAGGCCGTGGTTTATTCACCGCCAAGTACGCGTTACCCAGTATCACGTTATCAAAGTCAGCTCCGTTGCCCCACACCACAGGGATACCCCCAGCTGACCGCACCCACTCGCTGAAGTCTTCCAGCGTATGAACCAACGGATTGCCCGGCTTAGCGAACTGCTCGCGAGCTGAGCTGCTTTGTTGCAACCACCACATCACCGTGGCGGGGTCCATCTTCAGTCCGTTATTAACGCTGTCTTGCAAGTCCACAGTTGCGTAAAACTCGCTAAGTATACCTTCATCACTAAACGCCACTGCACCTATTGCAATAATGGCAGCGTCACTCGCAGTGCCCATGGTTTCCAAATCAAGCATTATTTCGCTCATCGTCCGTCTCCTTGAATAACGTCATGGGTGGGTGGCGCTGTGGAATAACTGTTCATAGCGTTTTCAATGGCCTGAACGATCTCGGTGTCGTGGCTGGTCCAAGTGTATCGTTCTTCAATCAACAGCATCACGACGTGCAAAGCTTTAAGTAAATCCTTTTTACCAGCCTTGTCCTCATGCCGCGAGATATATTTTATGGCGGTGTGTTGGCAGGCATCCAAATTATTAGCCATGCTGTATTGCATTGGTTGTATTTGTTTGCTCTTGTAGTGAGAACCATCTACCTGAATTTCATACGCCTTCTTCATTTTTACCACCCTTCGGTCTTTTAGCGAGAACCAAGTTTCTTTTTGCTGACATGTTGTTTACATAGCCAGTTTCACCCTCAGCGCACTGGCGTATAACGCCACCCGTCTTCAAGAACAACTTAACTGCCGCAGCACGCTCCACCTCACCATGCTCATTCGCTTGCAGGGTTGGGCTTGCTGAGAAGTAACGCTTACTTCTGCTGGTTGTCATAATTCACCTCTGTCTGATTTACGTCATCATCGTTTGTAGTGTGACATGGTTTGTCATGCACACAGCTACTACAGTAACCATTACCACTCTCTTCGTAACTTTCGCATATTTGCGGTTTTACCAAATCCATCCAACTGTCCGGATCGCACTGGCACGTCTTCATCCCACCTCCGCCATTTCTTCAAATCAAGTTTGCGCAAGTGCGCTTTGAATTTACCTAGTACTTCGCCTTCGCTATAACCAAACCACATCAGCCCGTCAGAGGCTTGCTCGCCGCAGCTGTGTAGTATCCACCAATCATCTCTTACTTTTTTGAGTTGCATGATCGCTTCCTAAAACGACTTCGTTTTGACAAACGCCCCATTTTCTTTTGCCATGCGAATTCCAAACTTGGCCTGAGAAGGTGTCATTGCGAACAGTATTTTTCTGCGAGCTTTCTGATTGTTAATGTTACCGCTAGTGTCATGCCATAACCAACCGTAAGCTTCGCAAACTGACTCAGGTAACGATCCGTCATCGGACTGAAAAATACAACCGTGAGCGTAGCAGTCGGCGGTGTGCTCGTGTGTTCCTGCGAGATTGTTAACTTTACAAAATGCTGAAACACTATCTAAACAAGCGTTTATAACACCATCTCGCAACGAGTCGTTAGTTATTGTTAAATTATTAGATATGCACTTCATAATGTCGTCTACCGTCAACTCCCGCATAACCACCCCCTCGTTTTACTTTCAAATTAATTAGAGTGCCTCCTGTTAGGCAGGAGGACTAGCCTTAGCGCGGCTTCCTCGGTACACACACTCCGAGCCGAGATGCAACGAAGCATTACCCAGTGTTGTGTACTGCGGCGGGTTATTCGCATGACACTGGTCACCCACCGCTGGACCAAGCCTCAGCTTGTTAAACAAGCCGAGGAGCACCACAAAAATAATTAATGTACAACACCATCGACGAGTATCTCGGTTTCTTCGTCTTCTTTCGGTTCCACTTCAAAATCAAACTCAAGTTGACCGGCAACCGGGACGTATGAGTCCCAGTGTGCAGCTAGGGCTTCTAAGAAATCTTTTTTGTTAACGTTAGTTAGGATCATTGTTCCGATCAATAGCTCCGCTGCAGCAAAACTCACCTCGCCCACTTCAGCTTTCTCGCTAATACATAAATCGCTTATTTTCTTGAACAAAATTTCGGCTTTTTCAAATTCGGCAATTCTCATGAGGATAGACCTGTCAGTGCTGCAGTTAGTTCGTTAATGTTAGTTTCGTTAATCACAAGGGCCACGCCCCCGCTGTCTCTTATTTTTCCTATCTCGCGGTCTTGCAGCAAGGTTGTTGAATTCTTTCCAGCCTTGCATTCAATTGCCAAAAATCTTCCAAACACGCAAGCAATTATATCGGGGACACCTGATCTTCCAAACCCATGTGTAGCTGGGAAAAAATAATAAACGTTATGCTCTTTAAGCAGTTTGACCACTTTGTCTTTTACTTTCTTCTCAGGTGTCACCGACATATATATTACCTCTTCAGTTTACTTTGTCAACAATTGGCATTACATAAAAGCTGGTCTCGTTGAATTTAAGACCGATGCCTCTAACGAACGTCTCATTGTGCATGAGCTTGAGCATACCTAACCTCTCGCGTATTGCGTCTGGCATTTCGTCGTGTGTCATGGTGCAGGGTGCCTTGTTGTAAGCAAGATCGTCGACGAAGTAATCGCTACCCACCTGCGCAATGAAGAACCCGGTATGGTTATCAAACGCTGTTTGTATTTCGCGAAGCAGTGATGTGTCTTCGTACAACTCCGGTAGCAAGTCAACCGTTGCTTGCGGCGCTCCCCCTGCTAACGCAATTGGACCGTAAGTTTCCATGTCCTCAAGGATATGCGTCATCATGCTCTTGGTGAGTTTGCCGTAGTGCATCTCCAGCATTCTCGTTTTATTATCTATCGTGCTTATATGATTGAACACCATTGCCCGAGACTTTGCCACTTTCTCAATCATCGGGTCTTCTTTGAAATACTTCTTAGCTTTACTCATAGATGTCACCTTTACCATTCAAACGTTTCAAGGATAGCGTCCAGCTTGTCTTTTGTGGATTCCCTTACCGTGTCGGATGTCTTGAGTGCTTCAACACTGAGACCGTTCATTGCGGATTGTAATGCGCGGCGTGCCTGTTCAAGTTTCGGATCACGCGTGACGTTCAAGTGGGTGAGGATTTCGCATAGGTCAACCGCGTTAACAACAAAGCTGTCATGCCATCTCTTCTTGGTACCCTCGTCCGTGTTTCCCAACTTGTCACTCATGGTGGTCAACTGCTTGTGTAGCCGATCCCATGCGCCACGCATTGCATCGTTAAGTTTGCTCTCAATCTCTTGTTCACATGACTGCTTAGTTTCTTCAAGCTCCTGCGCTGGTATGTCCAAAACAAAGTGACCTGCTTCTGGCACTGGGTTGAATACCAGATTGAAGCCAAACTTGGTTCTAACCTCAGCCGCTGTTGGGTAGTCGTTACTATTGAACAGCCCACCCAAGTAGTTTGCTGACGTTTGCACATGGGCATCGTAGTTAACCAAGAACTGATCCACCATCTTGTTGAATTTCAACTGCCTTGCGTTAGCCTCGGTCTTGTAGTCCATGAACAGGCTTGTTGGTAGCAATCTCGACCCCCTGTCTTCCCAAGCCAAGGTGAGTTGATTATGCCACAGCCTGCACTCAGCAGCGTAGTCGCTTATGTCTTTTCGAGATTTGGTGCCAGCCATGAGGTTCTTGCGAACCTGCGCAGCCTTACTGTCGGCACGGTTAGTTGATGTCACCTGATCCGTGGCGGTCCGGTCTAACTTGTTTGCTGTCCAAACGCTGATGTTCAATCTTGCCAGTATTGCGCTAGATGAAATGCTCATTGGTGTTTCCTCTCGTGATGTGATCCGAAATGGATCGGGTTGATTCTAGGTAACCTATAATGTTTGTTGCAGTGCAGCTAGTAGCAGTAAGTGGTCTGGCTTTGGACCAGTGTTGCTTCGCCCGTGGCCGTGACCGTAGCCGTTGCCGTAGCCGTTGCCGTAGCCGTTGCCGTTGCCGTATCTGTTGCCATAACCGTCGCCGCTGTCGTAGCCGTAGCCGTAACCGTAGCCGTAACCTTCACCTTTACCCTTACCGTAGCCGTTGCCGTCGCCGTTATCGTAGTCGTTGCTTCTAAGGCACCCCACAGTGCCCTCCTTG